CCCCCCCGGCTCGAAGAACTTGTTGTGCTTGTCGTTCAGGGCGTCGATCCGGAGCCCGAGCTCACTGCTCGGCTTCGCGAGCTCGAGTTCGATCGCGTCGGCAGCGTCCTCGACCGCGTCCGTCACATTCTCGTGCCCAATCATCTTCTTCAGCAGTGCTGATCGCGCTTTCCCGACCCCGCGTGCCCCTCCACCGAGGAGAGAGCCGAAGAGACCGGCCCCGATGACGTTAGTGACCCCCTCCTCTGTCGTGCGGAAGCCCTGGGTGGGCTGTATTGCGAGTTCCGCGAGAGAGGCAGTTATCACACCCTCGGCCCCCGTGCGCGCAGCCTGGCCCAGCACAGAGCGCCTGGCGGCCTTCGCCCCGACCTTGCCCGCGATCTTGGCCGTGGTCCCTGCTGCCCGGACAGCTCCACCGATCGGAATGAAATTCTCCGGACTGAGGAGACCAGCCGGGAGGTAGATCGCCAGCGAGCGCAGGAGCCCCATCTCCTCGAGGCGCCCTCGGTCCTTCGCCTCCTGGTCTATCCGCCGCATGATGTGGGCCAGCTCGGGCATGGAGCCAGCCCGCTCGAGCTCCGGGAACTGGTTCACGAACTGCGCGTACCGCCCGAGGTGGGGAGCCGGGTCGAAACCTTCGTCATCAGAGAAGGTCGGGGACCCCTCCAAGAACGGCAGAACGTTGGTGAGGAACAGGTTCTCGGTCCGGAACGCTGCGCCCAGCTGTTGGCCGAACGTGAAGCCGGGGACGGGTGTATCGACGAGGGAGCTACGGGCGACCTCCGCCCGCGCCGCGATATTGGACTGCCCTCGCAGTATAGACTCTCGGGCAGCGGCCCCTGTGATCAGGCCCATCTACTCGCTCCCCCCCAGTGGCAGCCCAGGCCCCGACTCGTTCGGCCAGAGGCCAGTCCTCAAGAAGCGGACGAATTCCGGAATCGTGCTGCCCTTGGTGTTCTTCTCGATGAGGAGGCGAACGTGATCGTCCGCGTTCTTGATCGCCTCCGCCTTGGTCTGCGCGGTGGTGAACGGCTGACTCCGGCGGACGTCGAGCGGCCCCAGGCTGAATAGAGGCGCGTCCTTCTTGATCCGGGCCTTAACGGAGTCGTCGTACCCTTTCTGCCAGGCGTCTTTCAGGTCCTGCCTCTTGCTCCAGAGCGGGTCTCCGTCCTCGACGTCGTGGAACATATGCACGGGGCGAGTGTCGGGCGCCGTAAAAGGTGGGGCGGGGGTCCGCGCATGAGTTCCAAACGGGTCGATGAAGTTGGACGGGCTTCTGTCCGGCGCCCCCCTAAACGCGGAGCCGAATCGACGGTAGGTCTGCTTGTCCATGAACGCGGCGTCGACCAACTCCGAGCGCATCTCCTCGACGCCATCCTTCCCGAGCTTCACCGCCTCCTCCTGCATTCCGATGACCTCGAGTGCCTCATCCCCGAGGTGCAGAACGCTGGTTTCCCCGTCGATCAAGATCCTGGCCCGGCCTTGCGCCGCGTCCTCGGTGTCGGGGAGACCTCTCGCGATCCGCTGCTCGGCAGTCGGGTGCTGGACGTAGTCCCATTTCCCGTCTGTCTCGATCATGACTTCGAACTCGCCGGGCTTCATCCCGATGCTGTGGACGAACCTCGACCGTTGCGGCATGTCCCCGGGGTCGGCAAACCCGAGCTCCTGGTAGTAAGAAACCAGCTCGAGTTCCGGCATCTCGGGGGGGTAGCCCTTCGTCGCCTCGTGGAGAGGGGACGAGAGGTAGGTGCGACCTAAGATCGTGACCGGAGGGTTCGCCTCGAGGTACTCCTTGTACGCCTGCTCCGTGCCCGACTTGACCGCATCGTCAATCGAAAGCCCACTCTCGTGGATGAGCTGCTGCACCTTGGCGCTTATCTGATTTTGGATGTCAGCCTTAGTCCGGGCCCCGAGGTCCTGAATCTTGCCTCCGTGGATGTCCTCGAGCTCCTTCTGGATCTTGGCGAAGCCCTTTTCCTGCGCGTCCGCCGCTTTTCTCCCCGCCCTGGTCGACAGTTCGGGGATCAAGCTCTGCCCGCTGGAACTCTCTCTGGCTTGAGCCGCATTCACCGCTGAGATGTACGCCGAGGCGGCGTTGTGGCTGGGCATCCTTGACATATGATCGAGGAGCGCTTCTTGCTCCTCGTCGAAGACGTCTCCGAGCGGGACGTGGGCCAGCTGCCCCTCCTGCGCGGCCAGGCGCTCCCGGCTCGTCGTCACGCTGACGCCCTGCACCGGGTTCCCGTTAAAGACCCTCGTCGCGATAGCAACCGCCATCAAGGTATCAGCATCATTGATGGTCGCCGACGCCACAGTCGCCTGCATCCAGGTCTTTAAAGCCTCAGGGGCGACCCCGAGCCTCGCGATTGACCGGGTCAGATACTGCTGCTTGTCCTCTCGCGATGTGCGGGGGTCACTCAGCCACTGGGAGACCTCCTGGGCGAAGTGATGGTTCCAGGCGGAGCGAAGGCTTGGGTTGGTCGTGAGGTTCCCGGGGAGGCGCTCTAGCTCCCCGTTGTTGAAGGCGACCACCTGCTTCATGTTTTTGGCGGCGCGCTCCCTCCTCCTGATTGCTTTACCGAGGTCCGTCATCAGCCGCTCCCTCTCGAGAGAGGGAGCCATAGGTTCCAGCCCGACTAGGAGAGCCTCCAGCTCTTTCACATTGGGGCTGTTGTCGAACCCTTTGAACTGCCCGCCGCTATCGACCGCCACCCCGTACTCGTCGTCGCTGAAAGCGTCCCGAGCGATCTCTGCGGTCAGTGACGCTCGCCGCTCCGCTGCCCCGTCCCGCGCCGGAGCGATGATGTCGAGACCAAGCGAGTCGAGTTCCCCATTGTCAATGTCGATTTGAAACTGCAGCTCCCCCATCACACCGGAGGGGTAGGCTGCTTTCGCTGCTCTGAAAACCCTCTTACGCTCCGCCTGAATCTGCGGGAGCATTTCGGGGTTCTCCTCGAGCGTGCGGTCCACATTCGCCGCGAACGCATTGACCGCTGCCGGGACCGCGTCGGCAGGTATTCTGGAGAGGATGTCGATCACCGTCGCGGAGACGTGCTCCACCCCCATCACTTCTCGGACCTTGGCGTTCCCCTCGAGCTCTGCCGTCAAGTCCCCCCGGAGCATCCCCTCGAGTCGGCCCTCCGCACTAGCTCGCAGCTCCTTGTGGGTGACGTTCGCCCCGGCGTCCGCGAAGACCTTCCGGATCCCCTCCTCTCGCATGTCCCGGTAGTCGGACTCGTTGTATTCGTCCGACTGGACGTAGTCCCCGAGGCGTGAGTCGAGGGCGGCGACCCCCGCGCTGAGAACGGTCTCGAACTCGCCCTGCTCTCGGACCCTGGTGAGGTTGTCCTGTTTCCGGATGTGGTCCTTGGCGGCTCCAACGACGACCCCGGATGCTTGCAGGGCCAGCCGACCAGCCGCGAGAGCGGGCGCAGCCTGTGCGGCAATACTGGGAAGCACCGGAGGCGCCCCCCCGCCCACGTCTCTTTGCGGAATTCTGATCGGTCGCACCATGAAAGGATTCTCCTTTTAGCCGGTCGCCGGGGTGGTAGTCGCCGGGGAGGTAGCGGACCCTGCGAACGACAGCGCGTTCGATGCGGACTGGATCCCGCCGGCGAGCCCCTGGATTCTAAATGCCTCGGCTTGCGCGTTAGCGTTCGACTGCGCGTTCTGAGCCCCGACGAGAACACGGTTTCTCTGCCTTAGGCTGTCAACGATCCCCTGCGCCTGGACGAGGTGAGCGCTCCCCCCTGCGCCAACTCCAGCTGCACCGAACGCTGCGGACTGGCTCGACGCTAACCGCCTACCGCGCTCCCTCTCGGCTGCGGCCTCCGCTCGGAGGGCTGCCGCTTGCTTGCGGCCTGCTCGCTTCGCGTTCCTGCTAGCGACTTCTCCCTGGTTCACAGCGATTGCGGCTCCCGCCACTGCTGCAGTAGCTCCCGCCACCTGCGCGATGACTAAGGCTGTTGCTCCTGTCACCATTGTCGTCCTCCTTTCTTAGCACCCAACGCTTGATGTCCCCGGCATCGCTGCCGATCGTCTCGACGTACCGAAACCCGATCCACTGCATCCAGCGCTCCTGGTCTGTGAGCGTCGAGGTCCACAGTTCGTCGCACGTCTCAAGGAGCACGTCGACGTAAGCCCTCGCGAGTCTTCCTACCCGAAGTCGTTGCCCAGGAGACGCTGACTCGGAGACCGCTATCCAGAGTTCCGTCCCCCAGTCGCAGTCAACGACTCCCCCGCAAAAGACAATCTCGTCTCCGCTCGTCATGGTCACGCCAGCCATGCCAGGGATGAACTGCTCTTCTGGGAAGCAGCGGAGGTGCTCTTCTCGGAAGGGTTGGATTCGGAGTTCTCTCATCATTTGCCAAACGTCATCTGGAAGTTGATCCCCCCCACCTCGAAGTGGTAGGGCTCCGTCTGGATGATCTCGAGACGCGCCATGCTCCCATGAACCCCGACCGAGACGACCCTCCGCCATTCGTTCAGAGCGGCGATCGGCACTGCCGCGTTGCTCTGGTTTGGGATCACCACACCAGGGGGCATCAAGGTCCCAGCCTTCACTCCGTCGCCGGCAGTCCCTCCTCGAGACCTTCGCAAGAGGATCAGCGCAGCGGTCACCCGCTCGAGCCGGCCCTGCGTGTCTCCCTCTCCGGGGATCGTGACGTGCGGAGTGACGGCAACGAGGTTGAACCGTATTTTTATTCCTGAGAGCTGCTCGATAGGTACGACCCCGAGGTCGGGGTAGAAGTCGAGGTTCCCTGTGACTGAGGCTGAGAAGTCCCCGAGGTAAACGAAGTCATCTCCGGCGGCCAGTTGCGCGGTGGAGCTGACGGTGAGCAGGCGGTAGTTGAGACCCGCATTGCATGTCGTCTGCGCTGGGGTCACGTCGAGATGGCTGGCATCCATGTTGTAGTCTGGCGACATCAACTCGATCTGGAACCTCTGAGATCCTGCGGTTACCGCCCCACCGACTTTGAAGTCCCGAACGAGCCATACCTCGTCCTTCAGGATGTTCACCCCGTCAGCTCTGACGACGCACATGGTCTCGATCGTCGAGACCTCAGTCGCGGTGTTGGTGTCGACCGGGAAGGCCGCCTGCTCGAACTTGCTCCAGCCCGCGACCCCGTTTCTTTTGAAGTAGCTGAAGGCGTACATGACACCCTCGGTATCCAGAACGTAGAGGATCGTTTCGGGCGAAGTGACGTAGGCGATCTGCTTGATGACGATGTTCTCGAAGAGGTGCTTCGCGAGGTCGGTGAGGTCCGGGCTATCGTATCGGTCGGCCTCCAGGCTGAAGGTCATCTCCCTTAGCCCCTTGCCCCCACCGTCTACGAAGACCGCGGAGCTTCCTACGAGTTGGGGTCGGACGTTACGCGACCCGAACCCGCTCTGTCTTTCGACCGCCAGGTTGGAAGGCGTTAGCGGGCGCCCACCGATAGAGAACTCCGCAGTCGCGGTCCCGACCAGGAGGTCGGAGCTGCTCTCCATCCAGTTGATGCGACCGCCGAGAGGGTCGGACAAGTCGATTGCGATCGGGTCGGCGTCGTTCGGACCTGCGAGGTAGTCGTCCCTCGCAAACACACGGGAACCGATCAGCCTCGTCGGCCTCTCCTTGAACCCTCCGAAGTAGTTCCTCCCCTGGTGTGAACCTCCGCACGCCGGGAACCCAACTCCATTGCTCATCCCGAGCCCCCACTGCATAGAGGGCCCAACGTGGGCGAGTGTCTTGACCACCTTGCCCTGATAGGTCGTCTCGTCAGAGCCAGGGCCAGCCGTCGTCGTGACTCCGGTCAGCGCGATAATGCCACCGTTGAGATGCACCGTCCCTCCAACGGCAAGCCCGGCGTCATCGTCAAAGGTGACATGGTGCTGGTCTGGAAGCCATGAGATATGCCCCCCGCCCGTCGCGTCGAGAAACCCCGACGAGCTGGTCAGCGTGACAGTGCCGGTAGAGTTCGACGGCTTGATCGGGTGCTTCTTGAAGTAAGGGCGAGTCTCGAGGAACTGATTCGCGACGATGTTCGGGTCGGCGCCAAGGGCGTAGTTCAATGCCTGATGAGTAGTGGGGGACGCGCCGAGGGTCGCTCCCCCGCCGAGCCGGAGAACGGTGAACTGGTTCGTCGCTGAGACGTCTATCACAATGCAGGGGACTGCCGCGATCACGATGATCAGACCCACCCAGTTCACGCCGGCGGTCGGTCCAGCCGACCAGTCTACGACCGAGGTCGAGTTCTGGACGGTCAGCGCGGTGACTAGGGTGACGGTCCAAGGGGCCCCTCCCGGAAGGTATGGGCCGGTCCAGTCGGAATTGTCCACGCCGAACGGGGCACCATAGACCTCGGCGCCTTCCATGGTGGTAGCGCTCCTGTAGGTGTCAGCCCGGAACCATCCTCCGTAGAGGTTTGTTTGCGGGGCGACCCCAGGTCCTCCGAGCCTCCAGAACGAGCCTTCGTCCTCCTTCTCGAACTGCGGAGTGCTGAACTCAATAGTGGTGCTGGTCGGGTGGGTGAGGGTCGACGGTATTTGGTAGTCGATGATCCTCGGACTCGTTGCCGGCGGAGGCGTGACCCCGTACTTCCACCTCTCGACTCCACCCTCGACTACCTCCCTCTCGAGGAAGAGCGGCGGAAGGTCCGGGTGGCAGAAGTAGATTCGCTCGTTGTCTTGGTAGGAGTAGACCTCCCCGAGCTGTGACGCGGTGAAGTGGTGGTGATACGCGGTGGTGTCGCCGAATGAGTCGAACGGGCCGTGGCTCAAGTTGTCGCCCACGTTGATGAAGGCTCGAGTCACCGCGTCGAGGACCCGGACCTGCCGGAGCGACGTGTTTAGGTCCCCCGCGTCGTCGTCCTGAGAGACGAACTGGACAACGTATTGCCTCCCCTTCGCGAAGTAGGAGAAGAGGGCCGCGGGCAAGCCTGCAGGATCCGGCCCCGTCACGTCCGACACCTCCACCGTCCCGTGCCTTTTCTTCGCGGCTCCGGTGGGGGTGAGGAGCGCGTTCGTAAGCGTTTGGCAGCCGTTGCGGTATTGGGATGAGCTGACCAACCCAAACACACTTGGGCTGATCTCTCCACTCGCGAACGATTCTTGTCCGACCCAGACCATTGGTTCCCCCTAGAAGAAGCTGTCCGCGATGCCGGTGTCAACGTAGGTGAACTTCGCACCAGACTGCGCGTCAGTTCTCCGCGAGTCTCTCCGCGCCTGTTCCGCGTCCGCTTTCAGCTGCACAAGGTCAGCGTTGGAGGACCCGAGGTCCGAAGCCATATGCACTGCGAAGGTGAGGGCCATAGCCCAGAGCATGTCGGCAGGCAAGAACGAGTCGAGGTTGTTGTCGGCGACGAGGAACGTGTACTCGAGGAGGGCCGTCCCCTCGTTGGTCAGCAGGCAGAACTTCCCGGCCCCAACGTCATTGAACACTACCCCTTCGGTCCAGAGCCCAGTGCCGCCTCTGGACTTGCCGCCCGGCCTGTTCTCTTTGCCGTTCAGCTTGATCGACCGGACCCACTCCGGGACAAGCGGGTCGAGGGAGTACGCGAGAGCCCAGGGTCCCGTAGGCTCGACAGCCGTCACTCCGTCGTTGTCTTTGTACGTCACGAGCTCGACGGTCGTGTTCGCTCCGTTCCAAACGTGGTCCCGGAGGAAGTTCTTCTTGAACGGCTCCCAGTTCGCCGCGAGCCCAACCGCCTGGCTCACGTTGTCGGTCGTTGCGGTCAGCGTCTCGATCCCGAGTTTGGTCAGGGTCACATTCCAAATGTCCAGCTTGCTCAAGTAGTCCTCCAATTTGCAGACGGGCCCGGTCGCGCCCTCCACCTCGTTGATAGACGCGACGAACCCGTCCGACCCGTTCAGGGGTTCCGACTGGTCACTCTCCGACTGATCGTCGACGGGCTCGAGTCCACGGTCTCGGTCCAGGTCGCCGGCGGCGCCTCCACCGTCTCCGCTAGACCCGGAGGAAGCGTCGGCGTCCACCTCGAGGACCCGCGATCTCAGGAGGTCGGCGTCTCCGACCCCAGGCGTCCCGGTCCCACCAGTATTTAGAGCCTGAACCTCTACCGCTGTCAGCCCCCGGCCCTTGAAGAAGAAGGCGTGCTGTATGTTTCCGTCGAGGGTCTCCCCGGTGGGGCCCTCCTCCGCGGCGAGGTTCATCGGCCTGCTCAGTGGCAAGTTCTGGGAAGCGTTCGCGCCTGAGGTGTCGTCCCTTGCGACCTCGATCCCGTCGACGTAGAGACGCTCCCCGCGGAGGAAGGGGAGCGGACTCCTCTGCCACACGCAGCAGACGAAGTGCCTCGTGTTGAGCTGGATCACGCCGGCGGCGGACGTGATCGAACGGGGAGTACCGCCCGCGACGTCCGACCATCTAATCCACTCGAGAGACCCGTCGTCGTTGACGTTGATCTCTGAGTAGACCTCCTTGTTCATCAGGTGCTGCTGGCCTCCTGCAGAGAAGGAGTTCAGATTAAAGAAGCACCCGAAGGAGTAGTCGGCGGGGCCCGCAGTGGAAGCCCCGTCGTCCGTCATCCAGGTCGTCGTGTCGTCCGAGGCGACGAAGTCCAGCGAGTCGAGGAACTCCGCCGAGGTGAACGAGTCGGAGATGACTCCGTCCGCTCCCATTGTCGCCCCGGTGTTCGTTCCGAGTCCGCCGCCGGCTGTCCCGTACTGAAGGATCGCGGTCTCGCCGAGCGGCTCGTCGAGCCTCCACCACCAGTTGGGCGCCATCGCCTGCATCACGGTGGGGAAGTCGTCGGTTGAGGTGTCACCGCCCTCGCTACTCACAGCCGCGTCGGTAGAGGAGAGGGTGCGATTGCGGTCCAGGCCGAAGATCAGTTCCGAGGAGAGCGAGAGCTCCGGGGTGGTCGGGAAAAACTCGACCGGGGAACGCCTCGCGAGATCGACTCCCTGCTCATCAGACTCGACGAGGTCGACAACTGCATCTACGAATCCGGCCCGCTCGATCGCGGGCAGGCCGATCCCCTCGAACCCTGCCTCCGCGGCGACGACCAAGTCCGTCCCCGGGTTGTCGGCCATAGTCCTCGAGAGATCCGCGTCTTCGTCCGAGAACGAGTTGTCCGCCCCATCAGGGACGAGGACCACCTGGCCGGAGACGAAGAGCGAGAGCAATAGTTCATCAGACGCGACCAGGTCGACGACCGCATCTAGGAATCCAGCCCGGTGGATCGCGAGGTCGGCTTCGCTGCTTAACCCCCACTGGAACGTCGGGTCGCCTGGGAAGACGAAAGCTGTCACCGGCTCCATCCCCAAGGTCATGACGAGGTCGGTGGGCGGGGACGATGGCTCCGACGAGACCGACGCCGAGAGGTCCGCCCGGGGGAAGAGCAAGACTTGCCTATCCACCACGAGCAGGGTTTTAAGCTCCGAGGAGATTCCGTCGACTGTTACCTCGACCGTCGCGCCGAGCGAACTCCAGAAGTCGCCGGCGTTGGGGACGGCGGAGATCTGGTTCTCGTACTCGGCCTTGATCCAGTCGTCAGAGAGAACTGCCTCGGTCATCCGGACTTCGTCAAGGAACGCTTTGGTCGGGGGACGCCCGGTGTCTGGCTTGCCGATCCCGATCCGCTGCCCAGTGTTCCCCATCGTCTCGCCGACGAACGTGGTATGGAGAACACCGTCGACGAAGATCTTGTACGTCCCCGCCGTGTTGTCCCAGGATGCCGAAAGCATATGCCAGTCAGTGTCGGTGATGACGTTGATGCCGAGCTGCGTCACCTCAAGCCCAGAGAGTCTCACTTCCCAGATGAGGCTGTCCGTGATGAAGTCGGTCTTCAAGAAGAACCCGGTGAACCCGTTGCCGTTGTTGAACGACCCCCAGATGTACTGCTCGTCCGCGTCGCCCAGAGCGGAGTCGGACTTCCACCAGATAGAGGTCGTGAAGTCTGTAGTGCTGGCGTTCCATACATGGGTGCTCGCGTTGATGTGCCCGTATCCGGCGTTACTGGAGAACGGGGCGTCGAAGACGATACCGTCCCCGGCCTTGCCGACTGCCTGGGCCGCGGCAAACGGAGTGATGGATTTAGAGAGTAGCGTGTTGCCCTGGCCAGTCGCGTCGACAAGGTCCCGCTCGGCGGCGGTCGCCGCTTCCGGGTCCTCGTCCATATGCGACCAGAACCCGATGGTCCCTCCGTCTGCATACGCCGCGAAGACCCCCGTCGTGGAGGTGTCGGAGAGGTCGGTCGATCTGGAGTCGTCCCCGAAGGCGATCCACAGGCTGGTGTCGACCGTCGAGCTGGGGTTGAACCGAACCCAGGCCTCGTATGCTCCGGTCCCCGCGTTGTAGGAAATCTTCTCGTGTTTGACAGCGGTCGAGAGTTCCGCGTCCGAGAAGAAGGCGATGTCGAACCCCTGGAGCGTCGAGACCTTGCCGCCAAGTGCATCCCACCGCAGGTCGGAATTGGCCGGGATCGAGACGAACGCCGCGAAGTCGGTCAGGTCGGAGGGGATCTTCGCCGAGTTGCAGACGAGTTCTTTTGAGAACGAGTACCCGCTCGGGGTCGCCCCTCCCTCTCTCGGGAAAAGGAACCCGTCCCTCTCTATCCCGGGCTCCGGGAGCGGCTCGAGAGCGAAGGAGTCGTCTGCAACTCGGCCAAAGACGATAGCCGTCTCGAGGTCGACGACAGGGTCGGTGCTTTCGGCCTCCGACTCGACCGCAACCGGCAACAAGACAACCTGCCCTGCGATATCCAACTCCAGGCTGAGCTCGCTCGACCCCTCCACCTCGGCGGGGGCGTCCGCAACGACGTCATGAACCGACAGCCTCAGAAGGCCTGCGTCTAGCTCTGGCTCGGACGCTGCAGCCGTCGAGGAAGACGGCTTGAGGTCCCAGCTCACCCCGAACTCAGCCTCTTCAGCGCTCGTTGACGCCGCCAGGTCCCCACGCGGGACCATGAGCACCTGGCCACTGACTTGGAACTCTGTAGGGAGAGCCTCTGAGTCGCTCAAGGAGAGGTCCGCCACGCCCTCCAACTCGAAGGCCCCCGCGAACCCGACCGAGCCCTCGCTACTGACCCCGATATCGAGCGCAGCGTCCCTGGCCTCCATCTCTTTCGCTAGTGAGAAATGATGCAGAAGCTCGGAGCTGAAGGAGTTAGTGGGGGGGTTGTTGGTGACGAAGATCTTCTGGCCGGCTTTTATCAGCGTGGCTTTGGACTCAACAGAAACCACGAGGTCTGCGAGGTTTTTGACGAGGTACTCTTGAGCGATGGCCGAGTCGAACCCTGCCTCGCTGCCCTGCGCGATCTCCGCCGGGTCCGTCGTGTCAGCGACGAGTTCCTGCGCGATCTCCATGTCGAACAGAGGCTCGGTGCCCTCGGCGAAGTCGAGGAACTCCTCGGGGAAGAGGGGGACCTCCCCGGCGACCGTCATGTCGACGCCGGCCTCGCTGCTTAACCCCCACTGAATTTGCGATGGGCCACCCGGGAAGAAGAAAACCGTCACCGGCTCCAGCTCCTGCGCGAGCTCCATGTCGGTGGGCGGCAAGGGCTCCGAAGATGCCGCGAGGTCCACAACCGGCGCGAGGGTGTTGTCCCAGAATGCCACCTCGGAGCTGGCCGCTTCGGACAGCCCGTCGTGCCCCGTCAGGGTGACGATCCCGGATACGGTGAGACCCAGGTTCGAAACGGTGGCGTGCGCGGCGTTTGCTGCGTCTATCGAGGCGTCGATCTCGAGAAACTTCGCCCGCGACAGGCCCACCGACTCTGCCGCGGTGCTCCTGTCGTTGTCGGGGTTTCCTACGGCGACGGTGTAGGCGTGCGCGAGTCCGACTGACTCGCTACTGACCCCGATGTCTAGCGCGGGGTCCCTGCCCACGAGGTGGACCGCGCGATGCTTAATCAGCTGCACCGACAGCTCGGTGCTCTCCCCGTCTGAGAAGGCATCCAGAGTAGAGACTTGCTCCTTGGCCGACAGTAGGAACAAGGGCGGCAATGGCTCGTCCGACTCAACGAGATCTACTAGCGCGTCGAGGAACCCGGTTCTCGATAGAAGGTTGAGCGTGTCGTCCTCGGAGCTGGAAGAGTTGTCGACCGCCTCGGGGACGAGCAGCACACGTCCGGCGACGATCAAGGTGATCTCGTCCTCGGACGACAGCCCTTGCGACAGTACGTCGTTGGAAACGAGTTCCTTGGCCGTGAGCATCTCCGGCTCGGGGAGTGGCTCAGAGCCTAGTGCAAGGTCCGTCGTGGGGTTCAGCGAACCGACGAGGTCGTGCAGCCCGACCGCGAGGGGCTCGCTCGACAGTGACTCGTCCAAGAAAGGCTCAGGGATCATCGGGACCAGGCGCGAGACTTCGTACTGCAATCCCACCTCGCCAGAGAACCCGGTCGAGGGGAGGTCGACTAGGGCGGCTTGCCCAAGTACCGACTCCAAAACAGGGATGTCATCGGCGGAGGCTGCTTCCGAAAGAACGAGATTGTTGCCAAGGAGAACAGAGTTCTCGCTCTGCGCGATCTCTTGGCTCTGGATCGCAAGCTCTACAGGGTTGCTGATAAAGAAGAGGATCCGAGCCCTTATCAGTTCGACGTTCAGCTCGCTCGAGACACCTTCGGCAGGGACGTCGACCGTGGGGTTCAGGATTCGTTCAACCCCGAGCCCACCGCCGGTTGCGGTCGTCACCATGGCCGGGTAGGTGATGGTCGTGTTGCCGTCTTTGCCTAACCAAAGTACCTGGAACTCCCACTGCCTATCAGCGACAGCAGAGGTCCCGAACTGTAAGTGCCACTGCGCTTCGGTGTGGTTCCCTCTTACCTCGAGAGCGTGGTTGAGCCCGTTCGCGCTCGTGTGCTCCTTCCCGGAGACGATGAAGTTCCCGATCCCGCCGAGCCCAGCCCTCCGGTTCGCCTCGGTGACAGCCGTGTTATTGATCAGGACTTCGCTTGTTTGAATGAAGGGGCCGGTAGTGCTGGCGGTCGTGACTTCTGCGAACGTCCCGCCGATCGCTCTCGCAGAGAGCGTCATCGTGTGCTCTGGACGGAAGCGGTCGCCGGCGTCGTTCACCCCAGCGGCGAAGACGAAGGGCTGCGTCGGTGAGGTGAGAATGACCGAGGCATCGATAGCTCCCAGAGCGACCCGGTTCGCGTCACAAATTCTACTACCGTTTGGGCTCGCCATTTAGACCACCTCCGACGACTCGGCAAGGGACGTCGACGGCGTTAGCTCAAGTGCCGAGGCGATCCCCAGCACGGAGGTCTCCCCGCTCTCCCCGAAGCTGAACGCCGACTCCAAGGAGACCGTTTCAGAGGCGAGGATGGTGAGGGCGCTCTGCGAACTCGCAGCAGAGTCGGAAGTCGGCGCGAAACTGAAGGCCCGAGTCAGTACCCCGCTCTCGTCACCTACGGAAAGGTCTGTCCCAACATGGCCCTCCGCGTCACGAACGTCTGCGTCAGAAGTCTCGCTCGAGCTGGCAAGGTCGTCGGTGCCTCTAAACCGGCGGGTGGCAAGGATGTCAGACGCGGCGTCCGAACTCGCGGAGGCGTCGGCTGTCCCTACGAAGGACGACGTCAGCGGCAGGCCGTCCACAGCTGCGGCTTCGCTCGAACTCGAGAGGTCGCCGGTGTTCAGGAGCCCCAGGCCACGCTCCCAGTCCAGAGTGGCCGAAGAGCTCGAGGCGGCTGCGTCTCTTTCCTCCGGCAGGAGAGAAACGGAATCGATAGGCCTCTGGATCGGGCTCGAGGGGATGGTCAGTGGAGTCGCGGGAGTCAGGTTCAGCGTGAAGTCCGACAGGCGCTGACCGACATCGACAAAGGCGGCGTCTTCGTTGAACCGCTGGCAGTGGAAGAGCTTCGAGGAGGAGACGCTCCCGCTCCCCTCTCCCGAGGCTCCCGCGTTTTGATCGTGCCTCACATAGACACTGCGACGAGACTCCAACAGAGAGACCCCCTCGCGGGGGCTCGGGTCAAACGACCCCGACCACAAGCGCATCTCCGCGAAGCCGCCGTCGAGGTCCGTCCCAGTTTCCCAGCCGGTCCCCGCCACGTCTTTATGCGAGCCGAACCCTACGTTGTATCCCTGCTTCGGGGACCGGAACCCCATGAGCTTCTCAGAGCTCAGGGAGGAGCCCCCAGGCAACGCCTGCTGCGACCTGTTCGGATAGGGCATAGAGTCCGAGGGGGCTGTCGATCCGGTAGGGGAGACCCCGGTGCGCCCGTGGTAGGACTCCCAGCCGGACCCTGGTTGGCCAGCCCTGGGCCACACCTGGATGATCGAGTGCCACCAGACCCCGACGAGCTGCGTCAGGTCCAGCTTCACGCTCATGGAGTGCGGGGCCGCGGCCATGTCCATCCACTCCCAAGTGAGAATGGCTTTCTTGGGCGACCAGTCGCTGAAGTAGAGGCGGTTGACGACCGCTCCGTCGCTCACCCTCCTCACCGAGACGATCGTCTGATCCTCAAGGTCTGGTCCTGCGTCGTTCACGAACCAAAAGATCTCGAACGCATGGGTGTTCAGGGTGACTGAGTCGGACTCGCTCGCCGGGTACCAAGCCCCGACCTGGGTGCCTGAGAAGGTCCCGATCCGCGCAGCGGTGGCGCTATCGAAAGTCCCTAAGCACCTATTTTCTAGGCTGGCCAACTAGCCCCCCCGGCTTCTGCTCGAGAGCTCCTTGGCGTACTGGCTACCGGCGATCCGGGCTCTCTGGTTCTCCTCGGGGACCGCCAGCGCTCTCTGGTAAAGGTAGGCGTTGGCCCAGAGCTCGTGCCGGACGGTGAAGGCCGACTCCCAGTATTCCGGCGGCTGCCAGACGGTAGTCGAGATGTCGAGGTAGTCGTCGCCTTGGTACTCGCTGGGGTCGAGGAACTGCTGGTAGGGTTCCCAGTGCCCCATGTTGAACCCGAAGTTCGTCACAACTGCGGCGCCGATCTCTACCCAGGCCCCTCCCGTCCCAGGAGGTAGACCGCCAACCGCGGGAGCAACGGAAGCCGAACTCGAGACGCGGATCGACCGTTGCCAATCCCGGCCCTTCGAGGTCTGCTCGAGGTAAACGCGCTGGTGGACGTCGCCGAGGCTGTCGACGAGGATCGGCCCCGTGCCCGGCAGCACACTCTTGTGCGAAAGCATCGGACCGTCGATTCGGACGACGTTGCTCGAGACGAGCATTCGAGCCCGCCTCCACTTGATACTTCCCCCGAGCGGACCGCCGGTCCCCATGGGTCGGTGTCTGTATGTTCCCCAGCCCATCGTTCCCCCTAGGCGAAAATCAAGAAGCGGTCGCCCGCCGTTGGAGCGACGTTCAAGAGGTCCACGGTCACCGTCTTGGTCGAGTCAACGTAGTCCGCAATGACGAAGCCCCGGAGCTTCGCGTTTCCGTCAATGAAGACCCCCGTCTTGTCGATGAGCTGGTCGTCGTTCGTCGTCGGGATCCCAGTCGCAATGAACCCGGTAGTGCTCGCGCCGCTGGTGACCGTGGTGTCGATCGTCGCGTCGAGGATCCGCTGCAGCGTCAAGGCCGGAGCAGTCTCCCCGTTTATCTGGGTTAGGTTCACGCCGCTCACCTGGACAAGTGTCACCGCGCCCGACGAGTTGTCGATCACCGTGACGTCGCCCCGGACCGTGAGGGTGCCGGCGGTGCAGTTCGCGTTGATCGTGACCGTGCTGGTCCCCTCGACGTCAACCGTGTTGGTAGCGTCCATGTTCTGGAATTCCAAGGCGCCGGAGAACTGTCGGAAGATCGCCATCGACCCGTTGGTTGCGAGGTCGAACGTGACAAAGGAAGCCGCCGTAGTCTGGGAAGAGCAGGAGTAGAACTGCGAATTCCCGGCGAGCAGCGAGATCGTCCCCCCGGTGAAGACGGTGTCCCGGGCGCTGTGGAAGAGAGCCGTTGCCGTCGCGACCGCGCAGTCGACGAGACGGATCCCTCCGGTCGAGGTCCCTTGCAGCCAGCAGTTCTGGAAGGTCGTCGCGGTTTGCTCGGTTCCCTCCCCGAATGCCTGCGCGTTGAGATTGATGTTCGCCTTCATCCCGATGCCGACGACCTGGACCGCGGGGATCCCAGCCACCAGCGCCAACGGAGGGGTCCCGTGATCGGCGATGTTCACTCGGAAGAGGCCGGTCTTCCCGACGTCGGCCAGGGTCACCGCGTTGGCCATGTTGTCTACGGGGTTCCCGGGGAGCCCGTGCGTCCCGACCGTTGTCCCCGCTGTGCCTGAGTCTGCGTCGAGCCAGACGGCGCCTGCGTAAGGGTCCCCCGACGCTGTGATCCCCGCTGCGATCTCGGCGACAGCGTCGGCTGCGAGCGCCGCAGCGTTCACTGAGTCCGTCGCAAGAACAACCCCGGCAGTCGATGTGTCTGCAAGGATCGCTTCGACGTCGGTGTTTATGGCGGAGAAACCGGCGGCACCGTTAGCCAATGCGAAGGTGTCTCCAGTCTGAGCAGTGTGCCCAGTCACCGACCCGACCGCGCCCGTCACGCTGGCGACCGCCCCGACGACACTTCCCACTGAGCCCGTGACCGAGCCCACCGCGCCAGTCACGCTTCCAACGGCTCCGGTGACGCTTCCCACGGCGCCAGTGACGGAAGCAGTCGACCCGTCCACGTTGCCTTCCACATCCCCTTGCACGTTACCGAGCAGTGCTCCGCCCACGTTCCCAGTCACCGAGCCCACTGCCCCGGTCACGCTCGCTGCCGTCCCCACATTCAGGGCGGCACCGCTTGCGAGCATCGCGTCGTAGACGGCCTCTTCGACAACGTAGTATTGGTGCTTGACGAACAGCGTCCCTGTTTCAGAGACCATGATGTCCAACGTGCCCACTGTGTCGGTGTCCCCTGTGCCGAGGGCGACCGAGTAGTAGCCGACTTCGTCGTGCGTTCCACCCACCGAGCAGGAGACCATGTTCCCGCCGTCCTTCGAGAGTCGGATGTCGGCGGCACTGATCGTCAGCGAAACCTCCTCCGAAACGAAGTCGGTGTCGTCTATGAAGGGGCCGATCCGAATGGTCTGCGCTGTGGATTGTCTGAGGAACATTGTTCAGCCCATCATCATTCTGCGGTGGTAGGCGGCGGCGCCAATTGAAGAAGCGCTCGCCACCTCTAAAAACTCAGCGTGAATGGCACCGTTCGGCGCATTCCCCGCAGTGACAGCCACGCCCTCGGAAGTACTTGGCGCTGTGTAGAACTTGTGGAGGTGGGAGGTGAGGATCTCGCCCCCGGATGACGAGGTCGAGAGTCTGTTTGTGTAGGAGTTCGTCGGGCTGGTGTGTGCTGTTGCCCCGGTCGTCGAGAGTACTGCAACGTGGAGGGTTGACTCCGCAGTCGCGCCCACGGCTCCAACCGAAGGAGACCCACTGCCCGAGTCCGTTGTGGCCGTTGTCCCGAGGACTGAGCCGATCACTTCCCACTCGTCGTTGGGAGAGAACTCCCCAACGTAGAGCGTCCCGCCAAGTCCTGAGGCCCAAGTGAATGTCGCAGTGGCTGACTCGGTTCCGTCAGCGATCCGCGCGTAGACCCAACAACGATCGTTAGAGTTCCAAACCTTGTCCACCATCAGCGTGTAGTTCTTGCCCGAGCCCTGGTTCAAGACCGTGGGGAGGGTGTTGTCGTTGGTCGTCGCCGGGAGGGCGATCAGCAGATTCCCAGAAGTCGGGGTCGCACCAAGCACAACCGTCACCGTCGCGCTCTTCCCGGGGATCGCCGACACCCCGTCCTGCACCAGAGTTACGGCCATCGGTCACTTCTTCCGGATCACGGTGATCGCCCCAGAATGTCGGGCGTCGAGAAAACGGTGCAACCGACTACCCTCGAAAGGCTCGTCCCCAAGCTCCCAGACCTCGCAGCCGTCCCCGGCCTTCCCGCGTATTGCGAACCCGCAGCGGTCAGGTCTGAAACGAGAGGGGAGGTCCGGGCTCGTGCTCCAAGCGCACTGGAAGTTCGCGCACGAGCCCGGTCTCTCCTCGTAGATCCTGCACGCCCTGGGCGCTTCGCCGAGGTGAGGGCACGGTTGCCACGCTGGCTTCCCCAACTCCTCAATCGCCGGAGCGCAACAACAGGCGCGACAGTCACCACACGATTTCGCCACTTAGTCCAGCTGCAGCGTCAAGTCGCCCATTGCGATTGAGACCGTGTCGAGGTTCAGTACCTGCTTCGCGGTGTTGAAGGCGCCCACCCAAACGGGGATTTCGGTCGCCGAGGTGTCGTAGACAACCCAGCCCCCGACAAACCCGGTTGGGTGAGTTGTGCTCCCCCACTGGGCGGTTGCCTGAGTGTAGGCAAGCAGGTTGGTATTGGAGATCACCGAGGGGCTCGCCGCAGTCGCGGTTCCGAAGGTGGTGGGCTCCCGCGCGTAGCCGGTCCCGGTATCGATCTCGAGGACGTCGGTACCTGCGGCGCCGCTTGCCGGGTTGTCGTCAGGGGCGGCGCCGGGCCCCCCAGCGGCCTGAGTGAAAAGGGCGAGTTCGACGGTCGTAGAAAAGCTCTTCAACGTGTTGGTCATGATGACCTGGAGCATTTCCTGCGACCCTAGGTGAGTAAGAGGCATTCTAGTCTCCCGTTATTTTGAGGTCGTTAGTTCCAAAGACGCGGTCTTCGGCGTCCGTCACGATGGCGGAGTTCTCGAGCGTGTCCCAGGTCAAAAGGTTCCCACCGGACGATGCGTCCCAAACGCCGACCGCGAGTACTGTCGAGGGGCTCGTCGTGAGCGTGACATTGATCCATTGGACCGATCCCTCGTTCGCGATGTACCGGACAGTCGAAGTCAGATCGCTCGGTACGCTCCAGTTGGGAGGGCCCAGCACGTCGCCGTTCGCGAAGATCTGCGTGCGTGCTGGGCCCCACTCCACACCACCGTGGGCCGTTGGGTGGTCCGCGGTTGGCGAGGTGGTAAACAGACTGAGCCACATTTCCACCGCCGGCTGCGCCACTAAACCGTTGTAGAGGTTCAGAGCTTTGTCAGCCATGAGTGTAGTTCGGCCAGCCAATCTTCCCCCTTATTATTAAGCGTATGCGCCGTTGTCGTGGCACTCGGAGGTGACGACTCCGTTGTCGTCAGTCCGCACAACCCCGAAGAACGCGCCCGAGTAGGCAAGGATCGTCTCGCCGCGACTTGCAACGTCCCGGGTCCAAGTGGTCTCTCTGCCGCGACCCCAGGTCACAGCCATCGAGTTCCAGGCGTAGACCTTCGCGCCAACCTGCGCGCTCGCCACGGTGGCATCGACGTCCGCGACGACGGGGATCTCAGTCGAGAGGATCCAGCGGGCCCCCATGAATTGAGAAACTTCGCCGTCCATGAGGGGGCGAAGCGCGTTGAAGTCGTTAGAGGTGAGACGGTTCAGCGGATCGTTCATGCAGTCACCGAGCTGACGCGGCGTCAGCGCAAGCCAGGTTTCACCACGCTTGAAGGCGTTGTTCGTCTGGAGTTGGGTGATCATCGCGATCGCTTTGCCGACGTTGAACGCGGTAGCGACGGTGGCGATCGTGCCGTCGTTGCTGGTCCTCTCGTCTACGCGGTTCCCGGCTGGGAGGGTGGAGGTCCCGGCTCCGTCGCCGAGGGTGACCGTTCCGTCAAGGCCGGTCGAAGCGTTGAAGAAGATGCTGTCGGCCTTCTGCTCCATGGCAGCCAGCACGTTCTGCTGGTAAGCGCCGCCCGGCACCATGGCCGAGAGGAACCCGTCAGTTCCGACGTCGTCGCGGAGGTCGAAGAATTCCGGGTGCTCCCAGTGCTCGCCGCGAATGACGACGGTCCGGATCGGGGTATCAATGGAGTCGACGCCGCCGGTGACGTCTCCGCCGATGAACCGACCGCGAGCGCGCTGCGCGACGGTCGTCTGGTCCCAGCGATCAATGCGCTTCTCGTATCCGCGCAGCTCCGTTTGGCGGGCGGCTGCCCGAGTCGCGACGGAGACCATCTGCTGCATTTCCACAAGCATCGTCTGCTCGTAGACCATACGCATCAGTGATACAGAGGGGACGTCTTCGTTGAGGACGGTGTTTCCGGGCCAAGCTCCGGTAACTGCTGGGCCGGGAATTAGATTATCTACGATCGCCATGACGACGAACTCCTGATCCGGTGTGAGAAGACACTCGGTAGGAAATCCGTCACCTGACGGGCCCCCCTACGGCACTGCAGTCCGTCGCAGGAGAGCGGCCCCGGGGGGGAAATCGCTCACGCGCGGACTGTCCTGCCTAAGGGGGGCCCTGTCAACCCTTTAGTCGAGATCGACCTTCGGTGGGTCTGAGAACTTCTTGTTTTTCCGCTTCGGGGCTGGCTCGGACTTCTTCGGCTCGAGGGCGTCACGGCTGGGGCGCGGAGCGACGTCCCCGAGTGCCTCCTCGAGTAGACGCTTGGCTTCCGTCAGCACCCGAACGACGGCTGGGATGTCAATGACCTCCTTGAGCCCCCTCAGGTCCTGGCCGATAACCTGACAAACTAGGGCAAGAGCCTTATCGACCTTCTGCTCGTCGGATTCGTTCATTTACTGCACCTCTCCACATTCTTTACAAACTACTGACTGCGAACTGTAAAAGACCCCCGCATTGCAACAATGACTCGCTCTGGCGCTGCTCGTCGGAGCGACCGTCCCGTTCTCTTCAGCACGCCTCCGGTTCTCGTGGTACCGCTGCTGGACCCGGCCCCACTCCTCGTCTTTCTCTTGTTTGGAGCTCACAGGTTGCTCGCATCCGGGATTTGAAACTTCGGCTTCTCGTGGAATCTCTTATCTTTGAACCCGTCGAACCCCAGCGCCGTGAGGTCCCTGAGGATCTCGGTCACTCGAGCGGTGGCAAGGGGGTACTCCGGGTGCCGCTGCCCGCCCTTGTAGGCTTCGGTCCTCATGACCGACATCCCCTCAGTGAAGAGGTCTTTTGCGGAGGGCCCGGCGGCGGCTGGAGGAGAGCTGCCGGCTGCCGGCGTGGTGTCTTCGTTCATGGCGTTGTTCACTTTCAGCATGAGGTCGACAAGCGCGGGGTGGCGGTCCATCCCGGTCTTCCTGATGACGTCTGCGGCTTCCGGATTGGACGCGAGGAGATCCTGCAGCCGGGAGTCGGCGGCCTCGAGCTTCGAGTCGGCCTTGTCACCGAACTTCTCGCGGATGCTCTGCTCCCAGGCGGTCTTCGCCGCGCTGACGGCGGTATCTGCCTCCACCGAGACGGCGCCTGCCTGGCTAGCGAGAGCGGCGAACTGCTCCTGGCTGAGACCTTTCTCGTAGGCGACCGACCGGAGCTTCTCGAGGACCGGCTTCAAGGTGTCGGGGGCGTCGGGCAGCTCGTACTTGTCTGGCCCCGCTGGTCGACCGAGGTGATCGTAGAGGCTCGAGTACTCCTCCGGCGTTCCGTCCGGCCCGGGGAGACGCCTCGTCGAGGAGAGCGTCCTCTTCGTCTCAATGAAGCCCTTCGCCACCGTCATCATTTCAGCGTCCGCGCCGAACTCGCTGATGAGAGCCTCTCTTTCGGGGCCCTCCTGCAGCTCGCTTATCTTCAAAATATGACCTCTCTCTCAGAGTTCCCCTGCTTCACCATTCCCTCAACCCACCAGAGCACGTCTCGCAGGGCGTCTCGTCGGATGACTTGAGTCTCCGTCTCTGGCCCCCGGTTTAGCAGCACGCCCCCAACGAGATGCTTTCGCATTTCGCCAAGGCAGAGCTTGCCCGAGGGCGTCCCGAAGGTTTCGGAGAAGAGGCGACCAACATGCTCGGCGTATTCTCGCGCCCGCTCCTGGTCCTTCCCCTTCTCCGGGTCCTGATCGCTGCCTCTCCCAAAAAACTCCTGCTCTCCCATTTTAGACGGCCCCTAACAGTCCGCCGGCACCTGAGGAACGGCCTCCCCCTGGTCGCAGTTGTACCTGTGTCTGCGCTTGCCCCGCTCGCTGTGTCAGGGCTGCGATCTGGTCGTCGGTATTCTGGTCCGCCCTTGCGGCGCGGATCTCGAGGATCTCCTCTTGGCTCTTGAAGATGCGCGCGGGGACATCGCCAAGGAACTTCTCGAGCTCCCGCAGTTCGTCGTTGTCGATATCCTCCAGAGCGCTGGGGTCGCCGGTCCTCTCGAACCGCTGCAGCCTCCGCTCGAGGAACACGTCGACCCTGTTAAGGGACTGCGCTTTCTGCGCCGTGAAGAACGGGGAGGTGAACTCCGGGCGAATGTCGAGGTCCGGGTTTTCGTTCATGACCTCCTGCAGCTCCGGGAGCTGTTTCTTGGAGAGCATGATGTCGACGACGTTCTCCATCATCGGTGATAGTTTCTCGTGATAGACCGTTTGGCCCGTTGACGAGAGCACTGCCAGGGCCCTCTGCGAACGGGACCTCTCCGCTTCGGCACTGCGCGTCTGCGATTCCGGCTCACCAAGCACGTCTCCGAGGAAGGCGTCGGTCACTTGCTTGTGCAGGTTGTCGGTGATCAGCTCCGCGATCTGGAAGTCGGTCCCCGATCTCAGGTACCCGGGCGCCACTTCCTTCGGCGGACGCACGATGACGTGCCCGCCGGGAGTCAAGTCGAGGCTGGCGAGTTCGTCCTCTTCGCTCATGAACGGAGGGTTGAACTCTTTCCCGAGCGCGATCATCTTTTGACGGGTGATCTCGTTCGCGCCCTTCATCACCGGCCTTGCGATATCCCCCCTCCCGCGTCCGTAGTGCTCCCCGTCCATCACCATCATTCGAGCCCCGACGTAGGGGTTGTTGTTGAAACCCGACTCCCGCATGACGACGGGGTCCTGCTCGTAGAAGTAGGTAGAGATCCATGGTTTGTTGGCCGTCCCCTTCTTCCCGGAGTGGTTCCGCTGGATGACCCGGTAGAGAGTGCAGAGGGCGTAGGGGTTAATGCTCTGGGAGATCTCGCGGATCTGCCGCGGAATGTGGTCCCCGTCTTTGTCGAAGAAGTGAACGACATCGATCGCCGGCATCTCCATCTCGACCGCCATCAACAGTGGCCGCCCGATATGCGAGAACTTCCACCAGACTCGCGAGTACGGGATCGGGTCGAAGATCAACCCGCCCCACTTGCCTTCTCCGGGGGCGTTCTCGTCGTCGTGCCCGACGAACATCGTGCTGTTCCCCAGAACTCCCCAGTCTCGAGTGTCGGTGTGGGCCGCGACGTAGAAGTTCGAGGCGGCGAGGGCGTCCAGAACCCTGAGCGAGGTATCGTCCATTGCGCCGGTGATCTTCCTGTCGAACCGCAAGCTCTGCGGGACGCGGAACCCAACCCAGTCCGAAGACGAGGGGTAGAGCGACCCGTTCAGGAAGTTGGTGAACCGATCCGCCTGCATAACCCCCCAGCTGTCGAAGAGCGGTTTGCGCTTCGACCCGTGCCGGAACTGGGTCGTGATGTCCCCGCGGAACGGCATGAAGAGATCGCTGATCTCCTGCTTGGTCTCGTCGTAATCGTTACGCTCGACCTTCAGGTGAGAGATCAGACCCTTGAGCTGGATCGGGTCACTGACTACTGGCATTTGCCCTCTTTACTCGAAGAAGTTGTGCTCTGTCTTTGAGTTCCTGTACACGTCGAACCTCGAGGTGATCTGGTCGGATTCCGGCTTCGCGTACCGGAGCATCATCACCGCCTTGTGGAGCGCGTCGATCAGGTGGTCGTTCTGGTTCGCTTTGATTTTCCCTTTGTCGTGCCGGTAGAGCCGGATCTCCTCGAGGAGCCCTTTGCAGTTCTGACTGATCTTGAGACGCCCGGTCGCGAACCGATCCTGAAGCATCTCGACCGCATTGAGAATCTTCCGGCTTTGCTTGTTCTCGTTGTCGTAAACGAATGCGCTGGTCTTCATCATCTTCAGGCCCATCGATTTGTACTTCTCAGCGATCGTCCCGCCCGATGTCGTCGAGGCGAACCCGACCCCTCCGTCGTGCGGCCAGGCGACGGGGATCCGAGTCCCTCCCATGATTTTCACGCGCTCGATGTAGACCGGCGTGTCCTGGTTGCTCGCTTTGTACTCGTCGATGACGTGGAGGACGTCGGGCCCCTCCTCGTGAACGAGCTTCACGGCTGCGAAGACCCCCGTGCCGTGGGGGAGGTCGAGACCGATGACCTGCGGAGCGTGTGGAGAAGCCCGGAAGGGAGGCTCGACGATCTCCCTGCGTTGGTACCCGTAGACCATTCCCGCTCCGCGGCAGGGTCGGCCATACAGTCGGGCTTCCGCTTCCGGGTGGTCTTTCCACCTACCGATGATGAAGTCGTACTCTGCCTGCGTGAGGTGCGTGCATTCGTCGATGGTGTAGGTGATCAGAGAGAGGTAGCCGGACTGGTCCTTCTCGAACATCAGGTACGTCTCGGTTTCTCCCCCGAGCGGGCAGGCAGCGATCCAGATGTATCCCATCGTCTTATTGATCCGGGCGCGCATCTCGTTGTAGACGTCGTCGGGCGGCATCTCGTTGAGGAAGATACCGTCGAGCTTCAGACCCTGCAGTTTCCGCCAGCCCTTGGAGTAGCCGAAGAACCGGATCGTCGACTTCCCTTGCACCTTGCCTTCGGGGTCCCGCCAGTCGATCTTCGCGTAGTCGAGGATGTCTCCGTAGGTGTGGGAGCGGAGGCTGACGAGATCTTCTTTCGAGTAGACAGACTCGGGCATCCACCCGGACTTCCCGAACAGACACGCCTCGTCGTTCTCTGTCCCGAAGTAGATTTGATCGCGGGTCGTGGAGGCGGTCTCGCAGGCGATGGCGAGGTGGGGAGGGGAAGTGAACCGGGGGCCTTCCCACTCTGGCGGATACAGGCCAGTGGCGTGGACAGTGATCAGGTATTGCAGGGTGTAGGTCTTGCCGCCGGCCTGGTTCGGGCCGCTGAGAAGGACCTCGTGGATCTTGCTATTGCCGCCGCCCGCCGAACAGAAGTTCCACTGCTGCGGGTTGGGAGCGAACCCGTTTAGACGGCTCGTCTCTTTTCGAGCATTCTGCAGCTCCCGCTCGAGAGCTAGTTCCCTCTGTAGGTCATCTGACAAACGGGGAGCTCGGTTCAACTGAGGCGGGGCCCTCGAGGCTTCTTCCTCCGGTGCCGCGGGCCTGAATTGCGCGCTGGTCGCCAGCCTCGAGACGCAGACGCTCCTCCCGCATCGTGATCAGCTCTTGCATGATGTCTTGCTCGCTCCGCTTCTCCACCTTGGCTTCCACTTCCGTCTGCGCGATCTCGTTCTCCTTCGGCAGCAGGCTGAACCCGAGCTTCCCGAGCGCGAACATGATCGCCAGATGCTCCTTGTTGAACTCGCCCGTGTGGGGGTCGATGACCTGTAGGTGGGCGGCGGTCTCTGCGAACCTCTCCCCGAGCCCGCTCGAGAAGATGAGGTTCGTCAACTCCTTCTTGATCTCCATCGTCGACCGGACAGTCGGGAGAGTGTGCGCGTCTTGGGACCGGATCAGCGACTTCCGCCCAGCACTGATCTTGAACCAGCCCCGAAGCTCGGTGTCGTGGGAGAGGGCGGAGACGACCAGCTCGTAGGGGATCCCGGCGGCCTTCGCTGCGTCCGGGAAAGCGAGTCCCGCGTCAATGCCCTTCTTCATCTTCTTGAGGAGGCTCTCGCGCATCATGAAACCACCCATCTCCCGCGACCGCCCCTCTGTGGCGGCAACGGGGACGAGCTGACTCTCTCGCTCTTCTCTCTTCCCGGTCAATGTCCCTCCTTTGAGCTGGCTACATTTAGCCAGGCGGGGGCCCAGTCTTGCGCTTCGGGGGCTGGGCCGCAAGATGGGAGCCGGAAGGAGGAGCGAATGAGAATCTCCGTTCTGGTCCCGGTCGGCCCCGGCCACGCGGAAGTGGCGAAGGAGGCGATGGCCAGCGCGCTCGCCGAGAACGCCGACTGTCCGGACGACTGGACCATCGATGGCTATCTCCTCGACGACACCGAAGGCGAGCTCGGACGAGCTAAAGCCCGGAATATGCTCGCCCAGAGCGCGATTCTCGACAACAAGGAGCCGCCGGACTGGCTCTTCTTTCTCGACGCTGACGACCTCTGCTTCCCGTCCTACCTCCGAGTCCTCGAGAACGCGGTCGCACTCGTCCCGGAGCTCGAGGCGGTCTGGGGCGAGATCTGGTCCGAGCGGGCCTACTACGGAAGCGACCGCGAAATCCAGCTCATCGAACTCCAACGAGCGCAGACCTGCCGGGCACCGCTGACGGAACTCGAGGAGATCACTGACGTCGACACCGCGCACGGCAACTTCTCAGTCGGGATGTTCATCAAGCCCGAGCTGTTCCAGCGAGTCGGCGGCTGGCTCGAGGCGTGGGATCTCGGAGAGGATCACGAGTTCTGCTATGCCTGCTGTGCCCACGCCAAGGCATTCGCAAAGCTGAACCGGCGGCTCGTCAAGATCAGGAACTGGATGCCCAGCGCCGTTGGGAAACGCGGCTACGGACCCGCTGATCGGCGCCCCCTTCTACCGGAAGAAGAGCAAATGTCGACGTACATGGATGCCTGGAAACTCGCCTCGACTCGAGCTTCCGCCGTTCACTGCTACTGGAGGGACCGGGGCCCGGAACCCTGGACCGACTTCGAGAAGGAACTCAGAGAAGAGGAGAAGATTTATGGGGTCTAGTATCGACGTCTTAGGCGGGCCGGTCCACGGGAGGATCGAGCTCTCCCACATCTCGGACGTGAACGAGAGATGGCGGGTCTTCCTCGAGGAACTGATGAAGCCCGGCGATCATGGCGTGTCGAATAACCAGATAAAAGAACTCGTGAATCGCTGGGCGCAGGCAGGCGAGGCGCTCCAGCGGGTCGTGAACGCGCTCCCGAGCCAAGGGCGGAACATCGGACTGCAAGCCATCGACTACGTCCGGGTCTCCGAGCTGCTCGGCGGCAAGGCAACTCCAGACGCTAAATTCTGACAGCAGCGAAAAAACGGGATTCGGAGCGGCAACCTGTTCTCCTCGGCTCGTGGCCGAGGAGTTTTTTTACGTCTCGAACAGCCCGCCTTTTTCGAAGAGCGTCAGCGCGGA